CATCATCAATATACCACCGGACAAATTTTGGCGCCAAAAGAGGCGTGTTTTTTGAGTGGGAGGGGTGGGGAGGGGTGGGGTGTGGGAAGGGAAGTGACGTTTTTTGATTTCCGCTGTCGGCCATTTTGACCCTGGGAATTTTCCACGGAACTTGGCAAGCCCTTTGATTTTGCGTCACATCCGTGTCCTGTGCCAACAGATTTCGCCATGTTTTCCTCTTTGGCCTGATTTGACCAGGAACTTGGCTGACCTTTTGTGTATTTGTGTGTGAAATTACTGCGAATCATGTGCATTTTTGTCCTTATCAGCGGAATGCAGTGTTCCTCATTAAACCACAATATTTCCACATTCCATAACAATTTCTGGCCCTGCCCAGCACTCTCATTTAATCCCTCCTTCTTTTCCCTCAAATTCCCTAGTGTTTTTCTTTGCCACGCAGCCTTTTGGACTTTCGCTTCGCTTTTTCTCAAAAAAGGGTCTTTTTGCGCTAAAAAATGCGCCACTCCCTCTACTCTTTTAGTCAGGGGTTCTTTGATTTGGCTGAGGAGCTGCTCCAGGACCCTGTGGATTTCTCTGTTCCTATTCACCTTCACTTTATGGAGACCGACGAGGACGTCTTCCTGAGCCCTTTGAGTTTCGAGACTCCGCCGGCTTCTCCGGTTTTTCCGACCTTGAACGAGCTTTGGGTGTCTGACGAAGAGGATGGATTGTGCGCAGATGGTCCTTTGCCTTCTCCTGTACATTCTGTGGCTTCCTATTCTGAAGATCCTATGGATGACCCTTGCGACGCCGAGGTTGCGGAGATTATGGCTAATAGTCTTTATTGTCTGGAAACTTTACCTCCGTCTCCTTTGTGTCCGTCTGCGTCTCCTGATTCTCAGCTTGCAGTTGCTGATGGTGGAGATACTCCTGAAATGCCTGCCCATCTTTTGGCTTGTCCGACGGTTCCTGGTGTGGATTGCCCGGCCTGTGCATTTCATCAGGCATATGGGAAAAAATATTGTGCCTTGTGTTTCATGCGGCTGACTCATGACATGATCTACAGTAAGTAAGGGGTTAATTTTTGGCTTGCTGGGTGGGTGGAAAATTACTGGAAAAGCTGTGGGCCATTGTGGGAGGGGTTAGTGCTTACATAACTGAATTTTTATGACCCTATTAATTTTTTTTAGGTCCTGTGACTCCTGTGTCTGACATTGATGAAGATTAAGAGCGTCCGTTAACCTTTGCCCCCTCCCTTTTCCTTAATTAATAAACTGGTTTTTGGCGGAATTTTTTGTTTGTGTTTTTTGGCACCTATAAATAGGGGGAAGGCGGGAAAAATTTTTAATATAAGGCAGGATGGAGAGGGCTATAGACATCCCTTTTTCATTTCAGGGATTAAGACACATTTTGACTTTGTCTTATAAGGCTTCTAAGTCTTCTTGGTTTTGGAGAAAATTTTGCACTCCTTCTTTAATTCTTGCTATAGTTGATGCAAAGGAATCTTATGCGGAAGATTTTAATTCTTTTTTAACTACAGATTTTTGTTTGCAAAGTTTTTTGGACACTTTAGATTGGCCTTCTTTAGAAAAATCTTTAATTCCAAACTTGGATTTTTCTTCTCCAGGAAGAGCTATTGCAAGTTTAGCTTTTTTATCTAGCATTATTGACCGTCTTGAATTTGCTACAGTTTTTACCCCTTCCTATTTAATAGAAAACTTTAGTTTTGCTGTGTGGAGATGGGCGATAACCTTGACGAAGGAATCGAGGACATCGGAGCAGTCGAAGATGTTGAAAATGAAGACCCCAGACCTAACGGAGAAGCAGGAGGAGGCGCTGATGGAGCTAATCAAGAGTTGGGACTAATGATTGCAGAAAGTTTTTTAGTAAGAGTTGCTTTTGGGTCAATGTATTATCATGAGCTTATTGATCGGGCTAATCAGGATCCTCAATCAATTTTAAGGGTTTCAGTTAATTTTGAGGTTATTAAGTATTATCACATGTCTCCAGAGGATGATTGGGGCATGATGATTAATAGATATGCAAAAATTAATTTGGATGCAAAATATGAATACACTATTGATATACATACAATTATTCATTCTGATGTATATATAAATGGTAATGGAGCTGTTGTAATTTTTGAACCATGTGGGTATTTTGAGGTTAAAAAAAAGGGATTGGTACCCAATATTTTTGGCATGACTAGAGCGGTGTTTTATAATTGTAAGTTTGTTTCTCATCGTCAATATGCAGCTATACCATTTTTAATTCAAAGAGAGGCACTTTTTATGAATTGTACTTTTTCAGATTTTCCAGATAATACCATTGTTGCTCATTCCACAGTTCATATTAGGGGATGCTTTTTTAGTGGATGTGAAACTGGAGTAAGGGGTTTAAATGCCAATGATTATGTTTCAGTTACTTCTTCCACTTTTGCAAACTGTCAAGTTGGGGCCACATGTAAAGGAAAACTTAAGGTTGTTAATTGTTACTTTGATACTTGTAAAAATGCTGCCATTTTTGTAAGTTCTGGTAGATTTAGTGGCAATACTGTAACTCATCCTAAATTGGAACATGAAGAAGGTCAGGTAACTATTACATGTGCAGAAGGAAAAATACTGCCTTTGCAATCAGTACATATTGCTTCAAATCCAAAATGTTTATGGCCTATTTTTGAAAACAATACATTTTTTAGATGCAGGTTGTATTATGGTATTAGAAGGGGCTTGATGTTTGCTCCTATGTGTCACTTCAGAAACACTATTATGTTTGTTGAAAGAGAAGTTGCTTCACGTATTGTGTTTCATCAGTCTTTTAACCAGGATTTAAAAATATTTAAAGTTTTGCGTTTGGAAACTACCCGTACCTTTCAAAGAAAATGTGAATGCGGATTAAGTCACAATGTTTATCCATTTCTATATGGAAACATAACAAAATCAAAGCTGGGACCTGATTATTTGAACAGCATGGACAACTTAGATTTTACATCAGATGAAGAAGGTATGATATCATAGTGGGAGGGGCTAAAAATGTATATAAAATGCGGTATTAATAAAAATTTTCATTTATTTTGCAGATTGAAGCTGGAAGATGTCCCGCTTTTCTACTGGAGCTGTGAACACTGCGTTTTTAACCACCCGCTTGCCAGCCTGGGCCGGAACTCCACAAAATGTTTCTGGAAGTGATTTGGATGGACATTCAATACCTGCATCTAACGCGCTTCCCAATGCTGAGACATCGTCATTTTCTGACATATATAAATTAATTGATAATATGGATAAAGAAATTAATGCCCTAAAACAAACTTTAGATCATTTAATTAACACCGCTGCTGCTTAATAAAAATATTTTACACTTAATAAAATTTGTTAAAAATCTTTATTTATGTTTGTGGTAGTATTTATTCCAGCGTTCGCGATCAGAAATAACTCTATGAATTTTTAACAAAATTTCATATAACATACATTGAATATTTAAATACATAGGCATTAAACCTTCTTTAGGGTGCAAATACATCCATTGTAAAGCTTCATTTTCAGGACAGGTGTTATATATTATCCAGTCAAAATTAGAGTGTAAGTTATGATAATTAAAAATATCTTTTAATAATAAGCTTATTGCTAAAGGTAAACCTTTAGTGTAAGTATTTATAAACCTGTTTAATTGAGAGGGTTGCATTTTTGGGCTTAAAATATGAAGTTTAGATTGAATTTTTAAAGTTGCTATATTTCCACTATGATCCTTTCTAGGATTCATATTATGTAGAACTACAAGTACTGTATATCCAGTACATTTTGGAAATCTATTATGTAATTTTGAAGGAAAAGCATGAAAAAATTGAGAAATTCCTTTATGAGATCCTAAATTTTCCATGCATTCATCCATTATAATAGCAATTGGGCCATTTGCAGCTGCTTTTGCAAAAACATTATTAGGATCACCTATGTCATAATTTTGCTGCGCTGTAAATTCATCATAAGACATTTTAATAAATTGTGGCAATAAAGATCCACTTCTTGGAATAATAGTATTATCTTCTCCAGGCATATAGTTGCCTTCACAAATTTGTATTTCCCAAGCAGCTAGTTCTTGAGGGGGTATCATTTCAATTTGAGGAACTATAAAAAATATAGTTTCAGGGGGCGGATTTATTAAATGACAAGATAATAAATTTCTTAAAAGTTGTGATTTTCCACTACCTGTAGGACCATATATAACACCTATTACAGGTTGCATATTAAAATTAATTGATTTACAAGTTTCATTTGAATTTAAGTAAGGCACAACAGAATTCATAGCTTCAGTTATCTTTTTATTTTCATCTACTAAATCATTTAAAAGTTTATCTCCACCTAAACTTAATAAATCCTGTAAAGATGAAAAATTTTTTAATGGTTTTAATCCTTCTGACCATGGCATAGATTTTAATGCATTTTGTAAAACATTTAATTTTTCCCATAAGTCAGTTACATGTCCCATGGTAATTCCGTCCAATAGACTTCTTTGTTTCTTGGATTTGGATTGCTTTTGCTGTAAGGTATTAATTTGTGTTGATCCACCAACACCATCGTTTTGTCCTTCCATGGTCTTAATTTTCTTGTTAGAGTTGATTCCATTACTGTAAATGGTTGAACATTGGTTTGACATGCCGCCAAAGTCCTTTTTAAAGTCATTCTGCTCGTCTGATATTGTTCGCTTCCGTCCTGAACATCAGTATAGTAACATGCACTTAGTAATTCAAATGATAAAGTTTTGGTAGCATGACCTTTAGCTCTAAGTTTTCCAGGACCAATATGCCCACAATTATCACAGCAGGTGTTTTTTAAAGCATATAATTTTGGCGCTAAAAATACACTTTCTGAACTGTAAGCATCACATCCACATTTTGAACATTGAGTTTCACATTCAACCAACCAAGTTAAGCTTGGATTTTTTGGATCAAAAATTAAATTTCCCCCATTTTTTTTTAATCTGTGCTTACCTTTAGATTCCATAAGTTCTCTTCCTTTTTCAGTTACAAACATGCTATCTGTATCACCATATACAGATTTTAAAGGTCTTTCATGTAAAGGAATTCCTTTGTCATCATCATATAAAAATCCAGCCCATTCAGAGACAAAAGCTCTTGTCCAAGCCAACACAAAAGAAGCAATTTGCGATGGATATCTGTTATTTGTAACCAGCGGAGTATTTAACTCCAATGTGTGAAGGCATGCGTCATCATCCTCAACATCAAGAAATATGATTGGTTTATAAGTGTAGGTCACGTGATTTTCAAGGGTATTTAAAGTGACGTCTTCATCATCAGAATCAGTGTCCACTGGTGAGTGGGGACGTTTCTGGCTGACATCAGGTGAGTACAAAACTTTAAATTCGGGTAATAATTCAGAACTGTAAGTGTCAGTTTCTATGAATGAAGATGATTTAACATAATATTGACCACTTGCAATTTTGTTTTGAGTATCTTTATCTATTTGATCAGAAAATACAGTTTTTTTATTGTCAATTTTAGTTGCAAAAGACCCATATAATGCATTTGATAATAATTTTGCTATGCTTCTTAAAGTTTGATTTTTTTCTTTATCTGCTTTTTCTTTGGCTAATATATTTAATTGGACATATTCAGCTGCTACACATTTCCATTCAGGAAATATTGTTGTTTTTTTATCAGGTAAAATTTTAACTTCCCATCCTCTATTATGTAATGTTATAACATCAATAGATGTAGCAACTTCATTACGTAATGGTTCATTAGTCCAACATAGTCTTCCCCCTTTTTTTGAACAATAAGGGGGTAAAACATCTAAAAATTGTTCATCTGGTGGATCTGCATCTATTGTAAATATACCGGGTAAAAGGTCTGGGTTGAAATATGATATATTTTCATTTCTACTTAAATATTGTTTCCAAATTTGAATTTGAAGTCCACAATCAAATGCACTTAAAGGTAAGCCAACAGGAAAAGGGTGAGTTAAGGCACTAGCATACATTCCACAAATGTCATAAACATAAATTTTTTCACTTAAAACTCCTAAATAATTTGGATAACAACGTCCTCCTCTTATGCTAGCTCTTACATAATCATACATTTCTTTTGACGGAGCAACTAATGTTTTACCAATATGTTTTGATAAAGGTTTTTCAGCTCTGTAAACAATCTGCTTAAAAATTGCATGTGAGTTTGATGAAATTGTTGGTCTTTGAAAAATATTAAAATTGCATTCAGGTAAATTTACAGATTCAGATATAAATTTTTGATAAGATTTTTGTAATTCTTGAACTAATTTTGTTGTAACTAAAACATCAAGAATACAGTATTTTAATGTTTCTTGTATAATGTCATATTTTGTATTTGATTTTTTCCACAGCTCTTTATTAGTGTTGTACTCTTCTGGACTTTGCCAGTATTTAAGAGAAGGAAATCCATCAGAATCTGAAAGGTATGATCCAAACATATAAAATTCATTTACTGCTAAATAAGGACATGAGCCTTTTTCTATTGGTAAATTATATGCTTTAGCTGCATTTTTTAAACTGGTATTAGTTAAGGCAAAAGTATCTCTAACCATTATTTTTACCATTTGATATTTTAAATGTTTACTTTCAAAAATACCTTTTTCCCATTGTTCAAAATCACTTTTGCCTGGAGATTCATATTCTGGGTTTGGCAAAGCAAAAGTTATATCATTAAATAAAATTTTTCCACATCTTGGTAAAAAATTTCTAATAACTTTAAATGGCTGTGGAATATCTAATTTATTATTTATTACTTGAGCAGCTAAAACAATTTCATCAAAGCCATTAATATTATGGCCAACAATGTAAATTTCAAAAAAAGTTGGTTCTCCTTTTAATTTAAGTTTAAAAAATTCTTCTTGAGGTATATCATATGTTGAAATAAGACCTAGTTTAGTTTTTAATTCTTCAATATTAGGATTTTGTAGTTGTAATTTATCCCATAATTTTATAATTAAATATTGTTGAATTAATTCTCTTAAAATTTTAAATTTTTGACCAACTTCTCTTTTTTGAGGGTTAATGTAAAAGTAAGTATTTTCTTCATTACATTTGTTCCAATTTTCTCTAGTAGCAATTGATGAACATATTTTAACAAGTTCATCATCTCCTGAAAAATTTAATACTAGCATAAATGGAACTAGTTGTTTTCCAAATTTTCCATGCCAAGTATAAGTTTCAATATCATATGTTAAAAAAACTTTTTTAATTTTTGAACAGGCACCTATTGGCCTAAAAGCAATATTTTCCCACCAGTCACATGTTTGAGTATTTATATGATGATAATAATAATCTCTTCTTCTTAAAGAACATGCATGATTAACTTTATAAAATCTTCCACAATGTTCACATTTATTTAAACTTACAATGGAATGTATTAAATATACTTTAAAATTTTTTATTAAAAAGTTTAATGGAATGGATAATTTTGGAACAGAAATTGAAACTTTAAATACTTTAAATTTACTTTTAAATGCTGTATATACAGAAGAAGAAGTAGGACAAGCTTGTTCAATTTTTTCAATTAAATTTTTATGGTTAATAGAATGCAAACAAAAAGGAAATGTTATTAAATTTACCTTAAATAAATTATAAAGTGATTTTTCTAAATTATTAAAATATTTAATTTCTAATGGTGTGCCTTCATCATCAATACCTTGGGCTAATCCACATGCTCTTTGAGCCACGTAAGTGCCTTTTAAGTTACTCATTGTAATGGAACATTAGCATTTAATTCAGGAAATGGTGTTCTGTTTTCTCTAAAAGCACTGGCAATGTTAATTACTTGGGCATTGATTCTTCTTATTTCTGGATGTTGAGTCAAAATAACTGGGCCAGTAATCTTGAACCTAAAGGAAAGTTCCACAGAGTCAATTTCTGAATCATTAAAAGATATTTGTTTAATTAATTCTTCTATATTACCACTATCTTCATGATATGAAATTTCAGTCATAAATTGTTCTAATTCTTCTTCTGGAACATCTCCTACTCCTGCTTGTTGTACACCAGCAGCTAAATCAACACTTATTCTTCTCATTACATTAATAAAAGCATCTACACCATATTCATTCCATATTCTAGAATAAACAAATGTTCCTTCCTGATCTCTTGCCCTTAAAACCACTTGAGCTAAATTTATATCCATATGACGCATAAATGCTCTATTGTTTCTAAAAGCATTATGTAAATAATTTAAGGTTGTGGCAATATGTTCAGTAATAAAAAAATTCATTATCCATCTTCGCACTACAGTTTCAGTTATATTTTCACTAGCTTCTAATTCTTGCATTATTCTGTAAAAATCAACAGTAAATTGAAAAAATCCTTGTTCTCTAACTATTGGTGAAAGTTCATCTTGCAAAAGTTGAATTACATGAGCTATGGTGTTTCTAACTTCTTCAGCAAAAGACATTTCTACAACTTCTTCTTCCTCTTCTATTTCTATTTCTGGAGGTGGTGAAGGTGATACTCTTTGTTCTCTATCTCCTCTTCTTCTTCTTCTAGGTAAAGGTAAGCTTTCAATAAATCTTTGTACCATTTCTCCTCTTCTAATTCTCATTTCCTGAGTTACAGCTCTTCCTCCTTCTCTGGGTCGTAATTCAAAAGCACCTCCTTGTAAATTAAATGGAGATGGATTTGGTAAACTTAAAGAACTAATAATGGCTTTTATTACTTTTTGCATACAGGTGCCAGGATCTGCAAAAAGTTCCTGATTTACAGGATCACTGAATCTTTCAAGAAAAGCATTTAACCAATCACAATTACAAGGTAAGCTAAGTTTTAACTCATTATTTTCACTTAATAAATAATTAAAAAATGCACATTTAAGCTTTCTTATTGTGCTTAGTAATACCATATCGCGTCGTTTGCCTTGCTGAAATCTAATTTGCTCTGCCATGCCCCAAGCTTGCTCTTGACATTCATTAAAATCACGTCTTTGATTTTGCAAATAAAATGGTAAAGAAACTTCTTCTCCAGCTATTCTATTTAATCCATAACCTTGTAACGGTTCCATTAACCCTATATCAGCCATTATTCTTTCAGCTAAAATAGCTTGTTGAATTTGAGTTAATGTTTCTTGAAAGTTATCAAAATCTATAAATCTGTGATAGGCACCAACATTAAGTGTATAGGAACAATTAGACATCATAGACCAGTTTAGCATTTGTTGCATATGTGCATTAATTTGTAAGTATTTAATTCTGCTGTAAGCCCTAATATCAAATATATGTTCATTACATGTGCGAACAATATATTGGTATCCAACTAAAAAATGTGGAGGAGGCCAATTATATAATGGCCATCTATGAGTAATAGGTTCCCTTGGTGATAAATTCATTAACATAATTCGAGGGTATCGATAAATATAACGCGACATCCATGATAATCCGATGGCTGTAATTGAGGCTCTGGTCCATTCTCGAGCTCTAGACCAAAAATTTCTAATTGGTCTAAAAACTTCAATGGTGTATCGTGTCTGGCCTGTAAGTCTTGCATAGTCTGCGGCGTTCTGAAAGAAGAAATATGGCCTTTCAGATGCATCCAGTTCTTCGCCAGATGAAAAGCAGCAAAATGCCAGAAGAGTTCATCCGCAATGAAATGGAGGGTGAAGGATTAGCTAGGTTACAAACATCTCCAGAGCAACATCCACGTGTTGCAATAAAAAAAGATGCCAGTGAGGCATATGTGCCTGAACAAAATTTATTTAGGGACAATGAAGGGCAAGAATTTGAAGAAATTAGAGATTTAAAATTTAATTCTGGTAAAGAAATGTGTTGTGGTCTTAATAGAAAAAAACTTTTAAAGGATGAGGATTTTGAATTAGATGAAAAAACAGGAATAAGTCCTGCTAGAGCTCATATAAGTGCTGCAGATTTAGTAACAGCTTATGAACAAACTGTTAAGGAAGAAATGAATTTTCAAAAAGCTTTTAATAACCAAGTAAGGGTTCTAATTTCTAGAGAAGAAGTTATGATTGGTTTGTTGCAATTATGGGATTTTATTGAAGCTTTTAAAATAAATCCAAAAAGTAGATGTTTAACTTCTCAACTTTTGCTTATAGCTCAACATATAAAAGGTCCAGGGGTTTTTAGAGAAACTTTTTTAAATATAAATGAACCAGAGTCAAGGTGGTTGTATGATTTAATTAATCTTTTGCAATCTATTGTAGTGCAAGAAAGGTCTTTAAAATTACCTGAAAAGGTGGCTGCTATTAATTATTCTGTTATAACTTTAAGTAAATTTTATGCTCGAAAAATGTTTAATTCTCCTTATGTGCCTTTAGATAAAGAAATTAAAATCAATACTTTTTATATGAGAATGGTTTTGAAAGTGTTAGCTTTAAGTGATGATTTGGGAGTTTATAGAAACCAAAAAATTGAAAGGGTTGTAAGTTGTACAAGAAGAAAAGAAATGAATGATGATGATCTACTATTTAATTTAAAAAGATCTTTTGCATCTTCAATGTATGATGAGGTAGAATCTGATGAAGAAGTAGATGATGAGTTTTATTTAAACAGAAAACCCTATTTTGAAGCTCAACCTCACCATCTGCGTCATCATGTCAAGTTCCAGAATGAACCCCAACGCATTAGCGATTTATCAGACTCAACCAGCATCTCAAGAAGACTGGGCAGCAACTTTTAAAAAAGTTTTGGCTTTAACTAAAAATAATCCTAATAATTTTGCAAGTCAACCAAAGGCTAATAGATTTAATGCTATATTAGAAACAATAATACCTTCCAGGTCTAATCCAACTCATGAAAAAGTTTTATGTATTGTTAATGCTTTAATTGATTCTAAAGCAATTAGAAGGGATGAAGCTGGTCAAATGTATAATGCACTATTGGAAAGGGTTTCAAAATATAATAGTACAAACATTCAAACTAATTTAGATAAACTGGTAGGAGATGTTAGAGAAGTAACAGCGCTTAAAGAAAAATCTTCTCAAAATGTAGGATCAATGATTGCTTTAAATGCATTTTTAAGTAAATTGCCTGCCACTGTTGAAAGAGGTCAACATGAATATATAGCTTTTATTAGTGCTTTAAGAATTTTTGTAGCAGAAACACCTCAAACTGAAGTATATCAAGCTGGTCCTAATTTTTATTTACAAACAACAAGAAATGGCTCTCAAACAGTTAATTTAACAAGAGCTTTTGATAATTTAAAGTCTATATGGGGCATTAATAGTAATCAAGCATCTAACACTAGCATATCATCTCTTTTAAATCCAAATACACGGTTATTATTGTTACTAATGGCCCCATTTACTTCAAATACTTCAATTCCAAGAGGCAGTTATATAGGTTATTTGTTATCTTTATATAGAGAAGCATTAGGGAATACTCATATAGAAGAAAAAACTTATCAAGAAATTCAAGAAGTAAGCAGAGCTTTAGGACAAGAAAATTCTGAAAACTTACAAGCAACATTAAACTACTTACTTACTAATCGACCTAAAAAATTGCCTGAAGAGTACTCATTAACACCTCATGAGGAAAAAATTTTAAGATATATTCAACAAGCAATAGCTTTATATATGATGCAAACTGGAGCTACTGCTACTACTGCTTTGGACCGCACTGCTTCTTCATTTGAACCCAGTTTTTACTCTCAAAACAAAGGGTTCATTAATAAACTAATGGGGTATTTTTACAAGGCCGCTGAAACATCTTCAGATTATTTTTTAAATGCAGTGTTAAATCGCCATTGGCTACCTCCCCAGGGATTTTTTACAGGCAATTTTGATTTTCCTGAAGTTGAAGATGACTACATCTGGGAAGATTTTGACAGCGCTATGTTTGACAGGGAACAAGATAAAAAAAGCTTTTCGGGAAGCATTCGCCCACATGAAAACCTTAGTGTCTCAGGCTCTGAGCCAAACATTTCACGAGGTTCTGTGTCCTCAGCTCTTGGAGCAGTTGGACCAGCTCCGTCATATAGTCCGCTCGCAGAAACGCGGGTCAAAAACAAACCATTAATGAATAATGAAATTGAAACATTAGCTGATAAATTTGCAAGATGGAAAACTTATGCCCAAGAATATCAAACAAATTTAGATACACTGTCTGGTAAAGGATTTAATGCTTTTAAACACTTAATGCCAAATGGGGGAAAATATTAATAAAAATTTAACATCTTACCAAAGCCATTTTGATCTATGTGTCCTTTTTGACCAGTAACAAAATGGACCCTTTTTCAACGATGTTTTCTCAACGTCAAGATATTTATGTGCCGCCAAGATACAGCGCTCCGTCTGAGGGAAGAAATAGCATCACTTATTCTCAATTGCCCCCACTATATGATACCACAAAAATTTATTTAATTGATAATAAGTCTGCAGATATTTCATCTTTAAATTATCAAAATGATCACAGTAATTTTTTAACTAGTGTAGTTCAAAACAGTGATTTTAGTCCTATTGAAGCAGCTACTCAGACAATTAAATTTGATGACAGGTCTAGATGGGGAGCTAATTTAAAAACTATTTTATATATGAATATGCCTAATGTTACAGATTTTATGTTTTCAAATATTTTTAAAGTTAAATTAATGATATCTAAAAAAGATAATATTCCAGAATATGATTGGGTATCTTTGAAAATTCCTGAGGGCAACTTTTCTGTAATGAAAATTATAGATTTAATGAATAATGCTATAGTGGACCATTATATGTCTGGTCCTAGAGCTAATGGGGTTAAAGAAGAAGATATAGGAGTAAAAATTGATACTAGAAATTTTATGTTAGGATATGATCCAACTACTCAAGTGGTAACTCCTGGTGTTTACACTTATGAAGCTTTTCATCCTGATATAATTTTATTGCCTGGCTGTGCCATTGACTTTACTATGTCTAGACTTAATAATGTGCTTGGAATTAGAAAAAGGTTGCCTTTTCAACACGGTTTTATAATATCTTATGAAGATTTAACAGGAGGAAATATACCAGGATTAATGAATTTGGCAGTTTATAAAAATGGAGAGGGAGATATAGAAGTAATAACAAAAGATGAAAAAGAAAGAAGTTATCATGTAGGTGAGGATGATACTGTGCCAAAAACTTTTACATCTTATAGAAGTTGGTATTTATCTTATAACTATGGCGATGAAGAACAAAGTATTAGAAATTCCACTCTGCTGACTAATCCAGACATTACTTGTGGTGTTGAACAAGTTTACTGGAGTTTACCTGATCTTGCTTGTGAGCCTGTAACATTTAAGGCTTCATACAATGTGAACAATTATCCAGTTGTTGGAACAGAGGTGCTGCCAATGCAATCAAGATCTTTTTTTAATGCTCAAGCTGTATACTCACAATTGGTGAGCGAAAGAACTAATCAAACGCACGTTTTTAACCGATTTCCCGAAAACCAGATTTTGGTGAGGCCACCTGCGCCTACTATTTCAAGCATCTCTGAAAACGTTCCGGCACTAACAGATCACGGAGTCGTCCCTATTAAAAACACAGTTTCTGGTGTTCAACGAGTGACAGTGACAGACGCCAGAAGAAGAATTTGTCCATACGTCTATAAAGCAGTTGGGGTTTTAAGCCCCAAAGTGCTATCAAGTAGAACATTGTAAAAATGGCTATTTTAGTTTCTCCCAGTAATAATACTGGCTGGGGTCTTACTAAAACATATATGTATGGAGGTGCAAGAGAATTTAGTGATGATACTCCAGTTCATGTAAGGGAATATTACAGAGCTCCATGGGGAAGTAAAAAAGGAAGAGTAGTTAAAAGAAGAAGGAGAAGAAGAGCAGCTGCTAGGGCTGTTGAAGATATTGCTGAGGCAGCAGCAGAGGCTGTTGCTGAAGTAACAACACGTAGAAAAAGAAAAAGGCGCGGTCGTAGGCCTTGGGGACGTAAAAAAAGAAGAGTGGTTGTTGTAAGAAATGCTAATGGTCAGCAAGTTGCTGTGCAAGCTTCTACTTCTTCTTAATAAAAAATTCATTTTGCTGCACAGCCTTACGACTGATTAATCATGTCTTCAAGAAAAATAAAAGAAGAAATGCTTCAGGTCATCGCACCGGAAATATACAAATCAAAAAAATTTAAAATCAAGAAAAAAGATGTTAAACCCAAAAAAATATCTGCTTCTTCTGAGGTAGAAGAAGTTATGTATATGCCTCCTCAAAGAAAGTATCAGTGGACAGGAAGAAAAGTGACAAAGGTTGCTCGACCTGGTGTAGTAGTTACCTACACCCCTGGACTTCGCTCTGGAATTTCATCTAAGCGACCTTATGATGAAGTTTATGCAGATAATGATATTTTGGAGCAAGCATCTTTAAAAACAGGAGAATTTGCTTATGGCAAACAACCAAAAATAGAATCAACTGTTACTTCTTATACACCTTCTTCTTTTAAAGAAAAAGTATCTGTAGTTAAAAAATCAAATTATAGTCCTTATGTTAAACCAAAAGTTAAAGTAGAAACTATAAAAGAAGAATATAAACCAAAATTTAGAGCTTTTGTAGATGCAAGGCCAAAATTAGTGTTAAAAGAAAAATCTAAAATTTTAAAACAAGCTGAATATAAACCATATATAAAACCTGAACCTGGAATAAATATAAAGGAATTTAAAAAAGATTTAAAAATAATAAAACCAAAAAGTAAAAAGGAAGAAATTTCCGAGGTTGAAGTTATGGAAATTCCTAAAAAAAAATATCAATGGAAAGGGAGAAAAGTACAAAAAGTTGCTAGACCTGGTGTTGTTATTTCATATACACCAGGTGAAAAATCAGGACCGGCAATAAAAAGATCTGCAGATGAAATATTTACTGATACAGATATTTTAGAGCAAGCACAAAATAAATTAAATGAGTTTGCTTATGGAAAAAGACAAAAAATTGTAACAGACACTGAAGTTCCAATGATTATAACACCAAAAAAAGAATTAACAATAGATATTAAAAGGCCTTTGGCAGACATTAAAGTTGAAGAATCAATTCAACCTAAAATTGAACCTATGGAAGTAATTAAATCTACTACTAAAAGATCTTTTGAAGGGGATGTGGTTAGTGGTAAAAAAAGAAAAATTGATACTTATGTTCCTCTTTCAACCCATAATCCAACTCCCCATTTGCAACCTGTAACAGAACAAAAAATAATTCCTATGTTTCCTAAATCAAGTACAGTTCAAGCCACTGGTCAAGTTATGACTTCAAGTAGGGTCATTAAAAAAGCAAAAAGTAAAAAGGGCGAAGCTAAGTTTAAAGTAGATGTACCTATGTCAACTTCTATGGGTCCTGCAGTTGTTAAAACTGATGTAAATGTAATGCCTGTTGAACCTGTTGCTCCTGGTGTAGGTGTAAGAACTATTGATATTACCATACCTGAAAAAATGGAAGTAGTGTCTCAACCACCATCATTACCTACTATTGTAAAAGAAGTGGCAGTAACAAAATCAGCTCCATCTGGCTTAAAAACTGCAGTTGTAAAATCTTTTCAGCCTGTTAAATTAATTTCTGCTCCTCCTTTATCTTCTTATACAGTTGTTCATCCTAAAATTGTTTCTAAAACCATTACTGAATATAAAAAACCTTCTGTAGTTGAAAAATCTGTTACTAAAAAAAAGTATACTTCAGCAAATTCCATTATTCCAGTTGTTAGATATCATCCAAGTATAAAAATGCCTACAAAATACAAAAAGAGAATAATTCCTAAAGTTCGTTATCATCCATCTATTAAAATGCCTTAGCTAATTTTTATTATTCTGTAATTAATTATAGAACTCGCTATCCAGTTTATTAATTCACCATGGTGAAGCGAGCTGTAACCTACCGCATCAGAGTACCTGTTACTCGAAGAATGATTCACAAAAATAAAAGAAGATATAGGCATAATAGACGTAGTCTTAATGGAGGTTTTTTTCCTGCTTTAGTCCCACTAATTGCTGCGGCCATAGGAGCCATTCCTGGTATTGCTTCTGTAGCTTTGGAAGCTTCTCGTAAAAAATAGTGATTAAATCACATCACCTTTTCTTCAATAGAGACTTTTTGTTGAACTGCTGCAATGGAAGAAATCAATTTCACCGCTTTGGCCCCACGGAGAGGCAACAAACCCATGCTAACAGCATGGTCTAGCATTGGCAATAGTCAAATGAGTGGTGGAGCTTTTAATTGGGGTTCTGTTTGGAGTGGGCTTAAATCTGTTGGAAATACTTTAAAAAATTGGGGAAATAAAGCTTGGACCAGTAGCACTGGTGAAGCTTTAAGACAAAAACTTAAAGATACTAATTTTCAAGAAAAAATTGTAGATGGAATAAGTACAGGCATTCATGGTGCTGTTGATATTGCAAGACAGCAACTTGATAAAGCTATAGAAAGTAGGTTAGATAAAGACCCTAATGAAGAAGAAGAAATTTATTCTGAAAAAGGTTTTATAGAAAAAGAGATACCTACAAGAAGAAAAAAGCGTCCACTGGAGGAAGAATTTGTAATTACTTCTGAAGAACCACCAGCTTATGATGAAGTCTTTCTTAATTATGATGCCCCAAAACAAATAACAAAAGAGGTTGTAATAAAGGAACCTGTGCGAAAGGTTCCTATAAAAGAAGTAACATATCAAGAACCTGTATTTACAGCTCCAGTGGCCAGAAATTGGCAAAGCACTTTAAACAGCATTGTGGGTTTGGGGTTGCCATACAATAAAAGACGACGGTGTTTTTAAAAATATTAAAAGCTTAAGTGTTTTGTTAAATTAATAATTATCCCAATACCAGGAGGTGAAGTACAGCAAAATCCAAGACGATGGCTACTCCGTCGATGATGCCCCAATGGGCCTACATGCACATCGCAGGACAAGATGCCTCAGAGTATCTATCCTCTGGTTTGGTTCAATTTGCCCAAGCTACTGAGTCATATTTTGACTTGGGTAATAAATTTAGAAATCCAGTGGTGGCTCCAACACATGATGTAACAACAGATCGCTCTCAACGTCTTCAATTAAAAATTGTGCCAGTGGACAAAGAAGATTCAGCTTATTTTTATAAAGCCAGATTTAATTTGGCAGTAGGAGACAACAGAGTGTTGGACATGGCCAGCTGTTATTTTGATATAAGAGGAGTAATTGACAGAGGTCCATCTTTTAAACCATATAGTGGCACTGCATTTAATTGTTTGGCACCAAAAAGTGCAATTAATAACACTGAGTATATTGGTGGTGATGATAGTGTGCCAAAAACTATGGCACAGGCATCATACCCAGCTATAGATTTTGAAAATGGAGACTTAGTAGTTGCTAAAGTAGGGAACAACAAAACAAAGGCTAATCCTGCATATGAACCTGCTCCTCAAATAGGACCTGCTACCTGGGTTGATGATGCATCTGTTTCAAAAGTTTCAGGACGAGCTTTAAAATCCAGCACCCCTCGAAAACCATGTTATGGTTCTTATGCGGCCCCTACAAATGAACATGGAGGACAGGCAACCTCTGATGTAGTAAAAACTTATTTTGTAAAAGGAACTACTGCTGCTTCAGCTGATGCAATTCTTTACACTGAAGATGTTTCTCTTGATACTCCTGACACTCATTTAATTTACAAAGCAAAAAATACAGACGCAGTAGGAATAAAAGGCCTTAGTCAACAAGCTAGTCCCAACAGACCAAATTATATAGGTTTTAGAGATAATTTTATAGGATTGATGTATTATAATAGCAGTGGAAATTTAGGTCTTTTAGCAGGTCAGTCATCTCAACTAAATGCTATTGTAGACTTGCAAGATAGAAATACTGAACTGTCTTATCAATTAATGCTTGCCAACACAGTTGACAGACATAGGTATTTTACAATGTGGAATCAAGCAGTAGATAATTATGATCCTGATGTAAGAATTATTGAAAATAATGGGGTAGAAGATGAAATGCCTAATTATTGTTTTCCTTTGTCTGGCATGACCACCACTACTGCTTTTGCAGTAGATAATAATGGCAGTGAATTTAAAGTAAATTCAAAATCAGTTGGTCAAGTTAATATTGGTTATGGAAATGTGGGTTGTTATGAAATTAATTTAAATGCTAACTTGTGGCGATCGTTTTTGTATTCAAATGTTGCTTTGTATTTTCCTGATGAACTTAAACTTACTCCTGAAAATGTAGAATTACCTGATGATAAAAATACTTATGCTTACATGAATGGCAGACTGCCACCTACTGGAGCCTTAGATGCTTATATTAACATAGGTTCTAGGTGGTCAATTGAGTTTATGGACAATGTAAATCCATTTAATCATCATAGAAATCCAGGATTAAGATACAGATCTCAAATTTTGGGGAATGGCAGAATTTGTGAATTTCATATTCAAGTTCCTCAAAAGTTTTTTGCAATTAAAAATCTTCTTTTACTTCCAGGAACTTATACTTATGAATGGTCTTTTAGAAAAGATGTTAATATGGTTTTACAAAGCACACTAGGAAATGACTTAAGAAAAGATGGAGCAAGTATTAAATTTGAATCTATTAATTTATATGCTAGTTTTTTCCCAATGCATCATAATACTGCTTCTACATTAGAAGCTATGTTAAGAAATGATACTAATGATCAGTCATTTAATGACTATTTGTCAGCAGCGGGAATGATTTATCCAATTCCTGCTCAGGCAACTCATGTTCCCATTTCTATTCCATCCAGAAATTGGGCTGGATTTAGAGGTTGGAGTTTTACTAGACTTAAAAGTAAGGAAACTCCAGCTATAGGTTCCCCATATGATCCATACTTTAGATATTCTGGAACTATTCCTCTACTTGATGGAACATTTTATTTAAATCATACTTTTAGAAGACTTCAAATTATGTTTGATTCTTCAGTTTCTTGGCCAGGTAATGATAGATTACTAAATCCAAATGAATTTGAAATTAAAAGATATATAGATGGAGAAGGGTATACAATTTCTCAATCTAATATGACAAAAGATTGGTTTATGGTGCAAATGTTAGCTCATTATAATATTGGGTATCAAGGATATCACTTACCTGAAGAATTTAAAGAAAGGTCGTTTTCCTTTTTAAAGAACTTCACTCCTATGTGTCGTCAAGTTGTTGATCCTGACAAACATGATAAATATTATAATATTGCTTTGGGTGATAGACATAATAATTCTGGATTTAGTGGTTTTGGATTGGGATCAGTGGCTAGGTGCGGTCATCCTTATCCTGCAAATTGGCCTTACCCTTTGATTGGAGACAATGCGGTAACAATGAAAACTGAGAAAAAATTTTTGTGTGATAAAACCTTATGGAGAGTACCATTTTCTTCTAATTTTATGTATATGGGAACCCTTACTGATTTAGGTCAAAATTTATTGTATGCTAATGCAGCTCATTCTTTAGATTGTACTTTTGAAGTGGATGTAATGGAAGAGCCCACTTTGCTCTATGTTTTATTTGAGGTATTTGATGTGTGTCGTGTACACCAACCTCACCGCGGTGTAATTGAAACAGTATATTTAAGAACACCATTTGCAGCTGGAAACGCTACTACATAAAGTATGGGATCGTCAGAATCTGAATTACAAAATATTATTTTTGACTTAGGAATAGGACCTTATTTTTTGGGTACTTTTGATAAATTTTTTCCTGGCTTTATTCACAAAGAAAAATTGTGCTGTGCTATTGTTAACACAGGCAGTAGAGCTAGTGGAGGAATGCATTGGATAGCTTTTGGGTGGAATCCTAAAACTTATTCTTTTTACATGTTTGAACCTTATGGATTTTCTGATGTTAAATTAAAACAAATTTATAACTTTGAATATCAAAAATTACTTAAAAATAGTGCTATTAGTTCTTCTCCAAATAGATGTGTTACTTTTATTAAAAGTTCTGAAACTATTCAAGGTCCTAAAAGTGCAGCATGTGGATTATTTTGTGTGTTTTTTTTAAAATGTTTTATATCTTATCCATTATCACCAATGAATAATCCATTAATAGATCATATTACTGCAGTGCCTAATAGCAAATTAATGGATCCAGCTGTGCAGCCAATATTATTTAATAATCAAATGTACTTATATAAATATTTGCAATCAAATTCCCCATTTTTTGCTAAACATGCCTCCCAAATAAAAAATAACACAGCTTTTGATAAAATTTAAAATTTACAATTTATTGAAATAAAGAATAAAAATTTTTAAAATGAAAAATTTTGTGTAAGTACAATTTTTTATGCTTTAAAACAAACATTCGTCATCATCATCATCACCAATGGGAAGAACAGTAGTTTGAAATTCATAATTTTTACACCACTTAAATTCAGGAATTACCACAGGTGCTGGTACATTAAAATAACTCACCCAAATTTGCTTTGCTAATTGCAAAGCTGTCATTACATCAGGAGCACTTATTTTAAAATCACAATTTTTGTTGGCTCTAGCATTACGTCCAGCAGGGTTGCAACATTGAAAAACCAAAAGAGCTGGATTAGCCACAGTTGCTTTAATTCTATTATCAGTAATAGAAGTCATATCAATGTTTGATCCCATGGTTATTCCAAATGGAGTAATTTTACAAATTTGTCTTCCCACCATTGGTGCGTTTGATGCAATGTTGCAATCGCATTTAATGGGAAGCAGAATTTTTTTGTTTGCATCAGGCATTTTTGGATAACATGCAATTTGAAAAGCCATCATTTGTTTAAAAGCAGTTTCTGCTTTTGCCCCTTCAGTATAAAACACTCCACATGATTGACCACAATGCATGCCACACATAGTGTTTGAATCATAAAAGCAACTTCTGGCATCAGAATTTTTAATTTGCACAACTTGTTTTCCCCACTTATTAATAATTTTTGCATTTTTATTATCATTAACTGCTCTTTGGCCATTTTCACTTGCCACATCCATTTCTATTACTTGTTCTTTAGCAACCATGGGTAAACCATGTAAACATTTTAATCCATCTCCCTCAGTGCATCCATGTTTCCATCCAACACACCCAGTAGGGTTCCATTTTGGAGTGCTTAAATTACAGGATTTTATAACAAATCCAAACAAAAATCTACCAATCATAGATGCAAATGTTTTGTTGGTAGTATAACTTAAAGTTACATGCTTTTTTTTATCATTAATCCAAGCTTGAGCCAATTTCTTAAAACATTCATAAGTACCAGCATCAGCTAACATAGTAAGATTTTTTATGTCCACTTTTAGTGGAGTCATCATTTGCACTGCTTTTTCCATAGCTTGCTGCCAATTTACTTCACCCAGCTCCTCAGCAGAGGGCAGTATTGGCATTTGAGGGTCAGGAACATTAATTTTAGGCCTTTTAGGTGGCTGAATAAGCAGTTGGGAATCTTCCATATCGGAGTCTTCAATAATAAGTCTGCGACGAGGAATTGTCTTTGGTTTTACTCCATGTTCATATTCTTCGTCGCCGCTGCTTGCATACATTTCAGCAAGGTTTTGTGCACTCATTTTTTTCCTCCTAGATGGCAGAGGATCAAAGCTTACAGTCAATTGATGTGAAAGATGCAGCGGCGACAGAAGAACCTATTTCTACTGATACTTTTGAAGAGCATACCTATTTAAAAGATGACATGCTGTTTGCACATATAAAAAGACAAAGCACTATTTTGTCTGAAACTTTAAAAAATAACTCTTACCTACCAGTTTCTATTGCTGAACTTAGCCTATTATATGAAAAAAATTTATTTTCTCCAGAAATTGTTCCAAAAAAACAAGAAAATGGAACATGTGAAAATAATCCAAGACTTAATTTTTACCCCACCTTTGCTGTGCCAGAAGTTTTAGCTTCTTATTACATTTTTTTTCAAAATTTTAAAATTCCAATGTCATGCAAAGCCAATAGAGCAAAAGCAGATAAAATGCTACAGTTAAAGCATGGAGATTGCTTACCTGGATGTCCTTCACTGGAGACAATTCCTCGAATTTTTGAAGGACTAGGACAGGATGAAATTCCTGCTTCAAAGTCTCTAGAAAAAAATGATAGTGTTTTAATAGAATTAGAAAATGATAATCCTAGAATTTCAATGATAAAAAGATCTACATCTTTAACACATTTTGCATATCCTGCTGTTTCTTTGCCACCTAAAATTATGGAAAGTGTAATGAATAGTTTATTAATAAAAAGACAGCGCCCTCAAGTGGACAATGATGAAGATGCACCATTTCATGCAGTTTCAAATGAAGAATTAGCTCAATGGTTAAATTTAAATGTTACAGATTTAAGTAAAATTGAAGACAAACGAAAAACTATGATGGCAGTGGTATTAGTAACACTTAATTTAAATTGCATACATAAATTTTTTGCTAATCCTACAATTATTAAAAAGCTTGAAGAAAGTCTACATTATATGTTTAGACATGGTTATGTTAAGCAAGCTTGTAAAGTATCTAAAGTTGAACTTCCTAACATTATTTCTCATACTGGAATTTTACATGAAAATAGACTTTCTCAAAGTGTTTTACATAATACTTTAAAAGGAGAAGTTAGAAGAGATTATATTAGAGATACAATTTGTTTATTTTTAATTTACACATGGCAAACAGCTATGGGTGTGTGGCAACAATTTTTGGAAGAGGCTAATTTAAAACAGCTTGAAAGAATTCTTCAAAGACAAAAAAAATCATTATGGTGTGGTTTTGATGAAGTTACAATTTCTGAAGAATTAACAAACATAGTTTTTCCTGATAAATTGTTAAAAACTTTGCAGGAAGGGCTGCCAGACTTTGTAAGCCAATCCATGATGCATAATTATAGATCTTTTATTTTAGAAAGATCTGGTATTATTCCCGCTTTGTGCAATGCATTGGTTACTGATTTTATTCCTTTAACCTATAAGGAATGTCCTCCACCATTATGGACTTATACATACTTTTTAAACCTAGCTAATTATTTAATGTATCATTCAGATGTAGCTTATGATGTTACTGGTGATGGCCTTTTGGATTGCCATTGTAGATGCAATTTATGCACTCCACATAGGTCCATGATGTTTAATTTGCCATTACTTAATGAAATGCAAACTATTGGATCCTTTGAATTTCAAGGTCCATCAGTTAATGGACAACCAGGAAAAAGCTTAAAGCTAACTCCTGGATTATGGACTTCTGCATATTTAAGAAAGTTTGAAGAAAAAGATTACTATCCCTTTAAAATAAATTTTTTTGAAGAACAAAAAAATAAGCCTAAGGCAGAGCTTACAGCTTGTGTCATCACGCAAGCCACTCTTATTAACCAATTGCAAGAAATAAAAAAATCTCGTGAAGATTTCTTACTAAAAAACGGTAGTGGGGTTTATTTGGACCCTCATACAGGAGAGCGGCTTTCCGGAGACACAACCACTGTGAACAATGAAAGCTCAAGACAAGGCCCCAAAAGCTCAAGAAAGCATGGAGGTAGAAACCATAAGTTCTGCTGATGAAAACAGTCAAAGCAGCGAAGCCAGCCTAGATGCTAATTATTCCCATAAAGAAGAGCCTCAAACAAAGCCTAATAGATGGGACTTGGCGCCTGGCGGTAAGAAAAAATATAAAAGCTGGAGGGAACTTAAAAGTGAAATTTTGACCTGCTTGCATGAAACCAATTGTGATGTGGGATTTACCCGCCGCTATATTCTTATGCATCATGGAGTGGCCTTACCAAAGAATATAATATACTACTATGCCTCTTGCTACAGAAAAATTCAAAAAACATCAGAATGAAGAATCTATGATAACTCAACAACTAAGAGAAAGTATTTTTCCTACCCTTTATGCTATTTTTCAACAAAGTAGAGGAAAAACTACCTGCATTAAAGTCAAAAATCGAAGTTTAAGATCTCTTACCCGCAGCTGCCTTTATCACAAAAAGGAGCAACAACTCAGAAGAACCCAACAAGACGCAGAACTTCTTCTTCAGAAGTGCTGCGCAAGAACCAGAGCTGCGCTTAAATAATGAGCAAGGACATACCCACCCCCTACGTGTGGTCCTACCAACCACAAATTGGAACAGCAGCTGGAGCTTCTCAAGATTATTCAACAAAAATGAATTGGCTAAGTGCCGGAAATTCCATGATAAAATCCGTTAACAGAATTCGCAATCAAAGGAATGAAATATTGCTTAAGCAAGCAATGGTAACAGAAACACCCAGAAATGTTGCCAACCCGCCAATTTGGCCCGCCGAAGCTTTACACCAGCCATTCAAATTACCAACTGAAATTCCTTTGCCGCGCAATGGACCATTGGAGCACATGATGACAAATAATGGAATGCAATTGGCTGGGGGAAGAGCATATAATCTGGTGGGATGTGGAGTTCAATTATCAGAATCTTATGCTCCTTTGTCTGTGCGGTCAGATGGAATTTTTCAACTAGGAGGTGGATCAAGAGGGCATATAAGTCCTCAGCATCAGTGGATTTTACTTCAATCTGGATCAAACAAACCGCGCTCTGGAGGCTTGGGTTCTGCTCAATTTGTGGAAGAATTTGTTCCCACGGTTTATTATAACCCTTATTCTGGACCACCAACTAATTATCCTGAACAATTTATATATAATTATGATGTTGTTGAAGATCGAGTAGCCAACTATGACTGAAATAAATATGGAAATTGCATCTGCAGAGACTGCGCGCATGGATGATGTTGCGGAACAACAAAGATTATTGGAAGAAGCTAACAGAAACATTCATTTTAAAAAAATGGATGAATTACAAAAACTGCAAAACAGCCATCGATGTGAAAAAGGAAGCTTTTGTGGAGTTAAACATGCTGTTTTTGACTGGTTTCATATTGAAAATGATCATTGCCTGAAATTTCATGTGGGTTCTTCAAAGAGATCTACTGTTATAGATAATGTGAAATGTATGATTAAATACAAAATTATGGATTATGGTTATGCTGGAAAAATTATTTGTGGATGTACTAATCAAGATTGCTGTCCTGATTTTATTCAAAATATTTGTAAAATAGATTCATTAAGATAAATAAAAAAATATGCTTACCTTAAGTGATTTTGAATTTCTTTGACGCGCTTATCCCCATATATTTCTACCCAGTTGCCTTCTTCAAAACTTTGATAATTTAAATTATATTTAGTAGCAAATTTTCTAAAATTTTTAAATGTAATTTTATGTTTCAGCATATGCCCATTATATATCAAAATCATGGCGAAGAGAAAAGCAGAAGATATCAACCTCGTCTATCCTTTTTCAGCAAAAAGAATTACTATAATCCCCCCTTTTTATAATATAAATGGTTTTACTGATGAGGGAGGAGAATTAATACTTAAAACTGCTCAACCATTGGATTTTACAAAAGATGGAAAGCTTCAAATAAAAATGGGCGTGGGACTTACTTTAGGAGCTGATGGGTCACTTCAGGCTCCAGGAAAAGGAAATATGGCTGTAACTCCACCTTTACAAAACATAAATGGGAATGTGTCAGTTAACTTAGGGGAGGGTACTATTATAAAAGATAATGCATTAAGTGTTGATGTGCAATCACCCTTACAATTTTATAATTCAAAAATTGGCATAAAAACTGATGATAGTTTAAAAGTGGAAGAAAACAAACTTGGGTTAAATTTAAGTAGTCCGCTTCAAGTTACAAAAGATGGAATATCAATTAAAACAGGAAAAGGTTTAACTATTTCTGATAATACTTTACAAGCAGAGCCATATACTGGTGTTAGCCCCATTTATTTAAGTGGGAATCAAATTTACTTAAACACAGGCGCAGGTGTGGATGTTCAAAATAATAAGTTAGTGTGCAAAGTAGGCAATGGATTGCAAATAAATAATCAGGGTCAAATAGAAGCTTTACCTTCAAATATGAACATAAAAGAACCTCTTATAGTAGATAATGGTAAAGTCACTTTAGACACAGCCTCTCCATTGTATGTTAAAGATGGAAAGTTATGTTTTAAACCAGGAAGAGGTGTAAAAATAGTAGGTGATGCCTTAGAATTAAAATTAGGTTTTGGTTTAACTTTTGATTACTCAGGTCTTGTATTAAGAATGGCAGCACCTTTGTATGCTGATGCTTATGGAATTCATGTTAAAACTGGTCCTGGCTTAGAAATTTACAGTAACTATATTCAAGCCAGCTGTGATGCACCTGTTAACTTAAATTCTAAAGGTAGAATTAGTTTAAATTATGGCAATGGACTAGACTTAAATGCTGCTAATCAACTTGTAATTAAAAAAAGTTCAGGTCTTGCATTTGATAATAATGCCCTAACTTTAGATTTAGGTTTAGGAATGGAGTTTGAAGGCAACACTGTACAACCTAAATTAGGTTTTGGGTTACTTTTTGATAAAGACAATAAATTGTCCACAAAAGATTGTGGGTTTTGGACTGGAGCTAATCCCAAACCTAATGTGTGGGGCAATCAAGGTATTTTTAATATTAGTCTTACAAGGTTGGGGCCCAGTGTTTTTGGTAATTTGCAAATTACTGGCATTGGGACAAAAAAAACTGTAACTGGTGAAGATGAGGTGTTAAGCATTGCACTGTATTTTGACAAAAATGGAGAATTATGTGATACTAGTGACCTTAAAACTGCAGATTGGGGATGTAAAGAAGGAAATCAAGTTACATCTAATAAATCTAATCCCAGCCATAATAGATTATATATGATGCCAAATTCTAAGGCATACCCGCCAACATCTCAACCCTCCTTAACAAACAGGATTTTTTTACCTACCAGTGTGTATGACGAGCAGGATGAATTTAAAACTATAATGTGTAAAATTGGACTAAATCAAGTACCTGTAAATGCTACAAAAGAAAAATATGGGCTTTTTATAACTTGGGGGCCTTTTTTTAAAACACCTGTGGATTTTAGAACTGGAGTTGTAACTTTCAGCTATTTGGCTGAGGAAGAAGAGGAAGAAACCTCTTAAATAAACCACACCAAATTTTAATAAAGATTTTTTATTACTCAAGCATGCGTATTACAATTCTTCCGCCATCAGAATTTTTTATTACACTAATACTGCCATTGTCATTAATAATAGGTTTTTCATCAACAAAAATATAAATGTCAGAACCAATCATAGTACCTTTAAATGTAATATTTAGATACTTATGCAAATATCCACAATTAGCGATGTTTATAAATTTATCAGGAATGTCCTTTTGAAGCACTGTGAAAGCTTCATATTCCTGCAAATTATTGAGGAAAATCATCAAATGTAAAATAACAATTTTTAAACATTAATTTTTCTAACAGTCTACAACGCTTAATTTCATGATATTTATCATCCCTAAAATAAGATTTATGAAGCCACTTCATATGACTTAAAAGCTTTAGCATAATTTTTTTGGTGTTGCGCATACAACTACAAGCAGCAATTTCTGTTAAAGATACACATGAGGTGCACAGTAATATTACTTTACATGTAGTGCTGTTAAAATAGTGATTAGTGTCTCTAAAAAAAACTTCATAAATGTCCTTAGATCTTTGATCTTGTGAAAGCAGTTGAATGTAGATTAAATGCTTGCCCCTAAAAAATATGCTTCCTTCATATCTAATAACATCAGTGGGAACAGCAGTGTTAACATAGCGTCTATAAAATGGAAATTTTAAATTGTAGTTAGATCCAATGATTAAATCTTGAAGAAAATGCTTTTTTATAGCAGCGCCAGCAAGACATTGTAAGGATCCCTTTTTATCACAGTGGCAATGTACATGCCAAGATTCAAAGCCAGATACTCTCCACTTAACATAACAATCAGTTCCACAGCATTTCCAGCAGAGGTCTAGCAGATGATTATATAGGTGAAGCTCAAATTTTTCTAAAATTAATTTCCAAGGCACAGGCAAACCATAATTAACCCAAAAACAAGCAGCAGATGGCAAACTTGTTACCTCGGCCACAATATGGCTATCTCCAACACAGGTATCCATTCCTAGGGAAGTGCAAGAGCAAAATTAACACGTTGAACTGTTGGTTCAGGTTCTATGGGCCCTTCTGGAGATTCTTTTAAATTTGATTGATTTGGATGATTTTCAGCACCGCGGCTTCTTTTTAAGCCGGAGCGCGCAAACATGGCTTGAGTTTTTAGCTGTTGAACATAAGACCGGGTGTCGGCATTAATTTTACTCCACTTTCGCACAGCCTCCTTTATTTCTTCCACTTTTTCTGGAGTAAATTCAGCCAACTTCAAATTGAAGAATTCAATTACTTTGACTTTAGTTTGATAAACTTCAGCTCGCTTTAGGTTGAAAGAAAATACTCTGCATTGAACCTCATCCATAAGTTCAAGCAGTTCATCACATTGATCGTGAATCTCAAGAAGGATTTTGAAAGTGATTTTGTCACTGAAATACAACATGACTTACTTCAAGGCAAAGAGATTGTTCACTGGAGTAATCTGAAGGTCTTGGGCAATGGTTTCTGAGTTGTAAGCAAATCCACAAGAACCAGCTGTTAATCTAAAAAAGGACAAAAGAGATCTCTTAGCCAAAGATGCAAACGCGGCAGGATGGGCAGAATCCTCAGCATCATTAAAGCGATGATCACAGGCGGCCATAGATAAAATGTAGACAAGGTGCTTTTTATTGGAGCGCACTAAAGTAAGGCCCACATAGCCATTTGCTCTTCTGAAATTTTCCTCCAAATAGCGGTAAGTATGTAAGTACAGTTCAGTTTCAACAGATTTTAGGCCAATAGCATAGGTATCATGCTGCATAAACTTCAGGATTTCTCCCTGAATTTCCACTTTCCAAAGCAAACAGCAATTCATTTTGGAAGGCCTAATAATTAAGAGCAAAAAGCAAAAAGTAAGGCTTAAAAGTAAAAACCTTTTTAAAAACTAAAATAAAAATATTTTAAAACTTACCTAAAAGACTGGCAAAGTCCAGCAGGAAAAAGGCAAAGCGTCAAGTAATTCCAGAATAGGCGTAGCAGCTCGATTCTCTCCACAGAAAGAATACTGAGACTAAAATCTGACTTGCTTTTATACACTCCATCTGAAAAAGAACAGTTTGTGGAAAAACACTGGTATGTGGAAAAACATTGCATAAACAACAGCTGGAAGTCATTAAAAAGCCCGCGAAAAATATTATCTTTTTGACCAGATGCCAAGAATGCAGACAGAAATAAAAACTGCTGATTGCAAAATGTTCCCAGGCACTGCAAGATGGAGTCCAGTGGGGCAAAGTCGATGTGTCTAAGGGAGAACGGAACATTTTTGGAACTAAATGAGTTTTTAGAGCTGTATGGACCAGATAAAAAAGACGTGTGTGATTGCGAGTACTGCAGCGAGCTGTATGTGCACCCAAAAATCATTTTTAAAAATTTTCACACGGTCAAAAAAGTGACCAGACTAATTGAAGGAAAGCCCGGAGAATTTGGACACCAAAACACCTTCTACGCGCCAAAACTGGACCCCATGTGCATTCCGGAATTTAGAGTGTATGGTCAAAAACTCAGCGAGACGCCCGCGGTGAAAAACGCAGCTCTAATCAGAAAAATGCCTTACCTGAGAAAGCGGCGAAATGTGCAGTTGGCGGAGCAAAAGGCGGAAATCCAGCGAAGCCAAGGCGGGTACTGCTGCTGCGAAAAATGCGAATCTCAAAACCGGGGGGCAAAAAAGTGAAAAATCAGGAAAAAGGGAAAAGTTCAGGCTAGGACAAACTCAGTTCCCACACAAAAAGGGCGCGCAGGGACAAAAATGCGGAAATGACACAAAGGACATGACGCAAAATCAAAGGGCTTGCCAAGTTCCGTGGAAAATTCCCAGGGTCAAAATGGCCGACAGCGGAAATCAAAAAACGTCACTTCCCTTCCCACACCCCACCCCTCCCCACCCCTCCCACTCAAAAAACACGCCTCTTTTGGCGCCAAAATTTGTCCGGTGGTATATTGATGATG